CCCGTCTCGCTCTTCGGTTAGGTTTATGGTCGTTAGTCTTTCTCGTATCCATACAGCTCTAGGTCTTTCTTGCAAGCATCTACGATCTTGGCATAGTGGTTAGACTTTTGTTTAGTACGCATCATTCCTTTGGTAGCGTATCTTGCGATACCTACAATAACTTCACGACCTTCTGTCGTTCTCTGGGGTTCGTAGTTTGTTTTCATCTCTCTTTGGTGTTAAAGGTTTCGTAAGGTTATAGCCTTACTTTATTCAATCTTTTGTCAGGTTCGTGAATCACGAATTAAGGTACATCGCTTTCAGTAACCCTAATAATGATGTTCTCATACTTCAGGCTCTGGAGTGCTCGTCTGCACTCCCTAGCCTTTTCTATAGTATCGTAAACAGCTTCAAACTTATCCTTCACATATACTTTAAACTTTCTCATAGCTCTCCCTGTATAGTGTAGTTGTTTATCTCTTGCTGAATGTCCTCGAGCGTGCGATCCTCGAAGAAGTCGCTGTACTGCTGTAGGGCGTACATCACCTTCTCCTCCCCCTTATTGTAGAACTCCTCAGAGACAGAGTACACCCCTACATCACAGCTGAGCTTGTCTATCACCAAGAACTTGAACTTAGTGTAGTCTACATTAAACAGACGGCAGTAGATGTACACTTGAACGTCATAAGAATATTTATGACGAGCTGAGTACACAAAATTCCTTAAGTCGCTAGTGGTCTTAAGGTCAATGATAGTTCCGTCATTTTTGATGATGTCTGCCTTAGCCCTGAAGGGATACCCCTCTATGTAGTCTACTGCAGGCAGCTCGAAGGAGGCATCTCTTAGAAGCTCGATAGCTTGGTCATTCTTATAGATAGCCTCGGTCATACGCTCCGCTAGGCTGCGCTCCTTGACCGTGTATAAGAGGTGTGCAGGATGTTCTGCCTTGGCATCTTTCCACTTCTTAGCGTTCTTACTAGCCACATCTACAAACGTCATCTCGTCTATCTTATGTGGCTCTAGTATCATTGTGTGGATGAGCCTACCATCCCGTAGGGCTTGGCTGTTAGTCTCCTCCCCATACTGCATAAGGTTGTAGTACGTCCTAGGAGAGTCTAGGAGCTTCTTGAGGTTTGATGAACTGAACGCTACCTTACCGAGGTAGCCGTAGTAGAAGTCATCATTGTGGGCTTGTTCTACGAGGTAGCTTTGGTCGTGCTCCTCGCCATTTAGCATTCTGATTTTCATAGGTTATTTATTTATCTAGTTAATCCCATTCCCTGAATAAAGCGTTGCCCTTTCTCAGGGTCAATGCTTTTAATCAATCTGTATATAAAAGCAGAGGCACGTCTCACAGCATCCTTGTCAGTCTTGCTCGTGTCCGTGCCTAAGTATTGGTACATCTGTGCATCTATATGCAGCAGTTCGTCTATCGTCTCTTTGTCCGTGCGTGGCTCGTCAAATACCACTTGCGCCTTTTCTATTGCGTTGTTCGGTGTCATTATACAGGTAAGTTAAATAGTGATTCAATAAATTCATAGAGGGCTACCATCGCTGCCACTCCAAGGGCAGCCAGAAGGTAGCAAGTACCCCCGTAGATAATGTTCTCACGCAATGTCATTTTCTTGTTATACATATAGCATATCATTTTGGTTATGCCCAAATATAAACAAAAATATTAACAATGCTATTCTTCGTCTAATCTAGTAGCCTGAGAGATAGGGAGGAAAGCCACCTCTTTCACTACCCTACGGTTGTCGTAGAAGTCTGTGGTTTTAGGTAGCCCCCCTTTCATCTCCCATTTTAAATCAGGAAAGTCCTGAAGGTTGAAGGCATATATACCCTCGGGTGTTGAGTTGATGTAAAAGGGTCGAGTGTCAAATTTCTCAGCCCTCTTGACCAGGGCATCGTATTTGTCCCTCTCAATCAATAACTCATCATAGTGAGTCCTGCGACACTTGAGCTCTATGTCCATCTTCCACTTGGCAGAGAAACAATCAAAGCGAGAGTATTGGCTCTCGCTCTTCTCAAGGTCATTCATAAAACAGAGCTTGAGTATGTTGTATAAATCAAGCTCCTTCATACTCATTGTATACCTTGCGCAGGTCATTGATCCAAGACTTCCAAGTCTTAGGGCTACAGCTGCAAGGGATGTCAAACTTATGGTTAAAGACCCTAGCGTGTATCTCTGCCAGAGGACGGGTATACTTCTCCTCAACCTTTACACCATTGAACTGCGCATAAAAGCCCTTTAGGAAGTCGTACTCTTTCTCCTCCAAGCACTCGGTGTGCTTGTAAGGAAAGAGCTCGTTTAGCTTCTTCTTACGCTCGTCACATCCGCAGTCTACACCCGTAGCCTCGGTAAACATCTTGACAGCTTTCTTAATACCTGTCGCTTCGGTGACCTTCTCAATAGTATCACCCAAGCCTTTACTCTTGGATTTCTTTGAGGTACTCTTGGTACTCTTCGTAGAGGTTTTCTCTGACATAATCTTTCGCTTTATTTAAGGTTGTAAAAATGGTTCTCAAACTGATGGTAGTCTCCTTGTGTATGTCACGCATACTCATATCACTACTATGGTAGAGCTCGAACATCTTATGGTCAAACCAATACATCTCTTTAGAGGTCTCCCATATCCTATCTATGAACTGCTCAAACAGCTCGTCAGGCTCACGATCTATTTCCTCGCTGAACTCTGGGTGGTCGTGGTAGGTATCTACAAATACGTGCAGGTCATTCCTTGTCTGATGCTTGCGTACTAGGTTGCGCAGCGTGACCCATATGAAGAGCTTGTTAGGCTCATCATTATACATTATACGCTCAGGGTCATCAATGTATTTGTTCAGGCGTATGTACATCTCCTGCACAAGGTCTTCGGCATAAGACCCTGCGCCAAACTTGTGCGCCATCTTTAGCCACTCCTTATGATACTCAGCAAGTAAGCTAAGCAAGTCTACTTGTCCTGTCCTTCTGTTGCCCACGTTATTACAAATGCTAAGACCCCAAAGCACAACTGCAAAGAGTGGTACTTGGGGTCTTGATAATCTTCATCCATCTCGGAGTTCCAATAGTTAACTCCTACTATAAAACCTGCTAGAGGTGCTATGTCAATCGCAAAGTTCATATTTTTTCTTAGTCTTTTTCTTTCTCAGCTCCCTTCGGGTATCACGGAGCTCCAGACGAAGGTCAGCGACCTGCTGCCGCAGCTCCGCATTTTCTACGAGCAAATCCCATTCCTCGTCTAGAGTTTCCGTTTGTTTTAATCCCATCATAATATTACCGCACTCCAAAAAGAAGCTGCCGTAATACGAGTCAAACTTTATGTTCGTCTCGTGCGATCTTGTGGCGTGTATAACCGTGGCGTGGTTTTTACCTGTCACACGAGCAATCTCAAGAGTAGTGAAGTACACACGTGCTGCCGTCATAAAAGCCTGACGGGCAGACACGTTTCTTCGCTCTCTGTTGTTATGTATGTTATGTTTTTCAATGTAAGTGTCGTAGGCGGTTTGTAATTCTTCTACTGATGCTCTCATCTTAAATACTCGTCTAGTTCGTCAAACTGCTCCTCATACTTTGCTATCTTGGCACTCAGCTGTCTGATAGTTAGCTTCAGCTCTGAGTTTCTCGCTTGGGCATCCCATATCTGTCGCTGCACCTCTTCTACCATATCTATAGCACTATCCATAGCACCATATAAAGAGGTCAGGTCTAAGAATAGATTCATAGCATATTCGTCATTGACATCCTCAGGTTTAAGCTCCTGAGCTATTTCCATCAACAAACGATTCTTAGCTCTCAACCAAAGCAACGCCATACTCTTGGACTCTTCATAGTTCCAACGCATCGGGCTGTTTAGTATGTCTTGCTCGTCTGACATTGTTTATAAATATATGTTACGTTTTGACCTAAAAGGGTAGGTCTCCTTGTTTTTTTTGCACAGCAGGCAATAAGTCTTGCCCATCAATCTGAAAGGCTGCGTTGCCTGGTTTCATCCGCAATCGTATCGGGTCATCGACAGGCGTAGGCTTACCGCCCGTCTCTGTCTCCTTTACCTTGTAGCAGTGTATGTGTGTGTACATCCACTCGGTAGGGCTGCCAATCAGTCTATGTACCCCCCAGAAGTCATCAGCCCTGTTGCCCCACTTACCGCCTCCTTCAACGTCTCCAACGCTCGGAGGCTTCGTGAGACCTGCGTACTCGTGAGAGGCAGGGTACTTGTTACGCAGTGCTGTAGTGACTGCGTGAGTGTTTACCCATATACTCACCTTGTGCTGCTTGCACCAATTCCTGAAAGCGGTAGCCACTTCGTAGTCGTACTCGTGACCACCTAACGCCTGAAACATATCCTTTTCTTTCTTAAGCGAGTTGTATGGATCGATAAGAAAACCGTCTATACCTTCTTCATTGTGTATGTCGGTTGCCTCCTCTAGCAAATCCTTGTAGCTGTACATCTTTGTATCAGCATCAAGGATGATGAAGTATTCCATCATAAAGTGCATAGCCTTGTGGAGCTCATCCTCTTCTACTTGACCAATGGGTTTGCCCAAGTAGAATTGAATAATTTTTATAGCGACACTCTCTGGCGTGTTCTCACTGCTGTAGATTAACCACTTAATGTTATTCCTGACAGCCTGTATAACCATCAAGAACAATATAGTAGTAGTCTTACCTACGTTATTGTGACCTAAAATAATATTGAAATTGCCCCTCTTAAACTGAAGGTACTCGTCTATACGCTCGTGACCAAATCCGTAGCCCTGCTTCAGCCTGCCCATACGTATCCTGTCTATCCGCCCCGTGAGGTCGGCATAGCTAACTTTTGACATAGGTTTGATAAAGAAAAAAAAGGAGGGCGAAACGCCCCCCTCTTAGGTTCAACAATGTTGCTTAAAATGGTAGACCCTCGTCTGCCACTGCATCCGTAACCTGCACTTTTTCCTGTGCAGGGAAAGTGTCTTTCGGTTGGGCTGACTTACCTAAGACCCAATCTGCAAACATTGCTGCGTGCTGAAGAACTACCGCAGGTGAACCACCCAACTCTGCTGCAGCCTTCAATGCTGTCTGACGGATGATAAGCTCATCCTTGCTTGTTGCGCTTGCACCGCCTCCTGAAGAGGTAGGTGCTGCGCTACTGCCATTACCATCGTACTGAGGGTTAGCAGGCTTAATCTTATACCAAGTCTTTCCTGACTGACTTTGCTTAGCCTCGTCAGTGTAGTGGGCTGACTGCCCTACCACAAACTTGTTTTGGTTTTCACTTGTTGAGGTATAGAGCCCAGAGTCTCCATTCTCAAATCTTACTCCATAGGTGTACATCATTCCGTACTGACCTTGTCTTGGCTCGCCTACAGGCTTCACCTCTTTTACTACTGCTGTTTTCATAGCATCTCTTTTTTGATTATTAAACTGATTCGAAATTATAAAAATTATTTAAACAAAGGCAAAAGCCTTCTAGCAATTTCTGCTACCACGTCAACGGTGACAGCGTTACCGCATTGCTTATAGCGTTGTGTGTTGCTCATCTTCTTCACCTCGCCTTCGTACGATCCATACAGCGTATGGTTATCGGGAAAGCCCTGAAGCCGCTCACACTCTATAGGGGTGAGCCTTCGGATTCTATAGCTGTCCTCTAAGACTGCCTGCTCGCATAAGGTGTCGAGTGTTTGCGCTTTTTGCTTACCCACTCGCCCCCTCCTCGTAGTGGAGTTGATAGCTGTCAGGTTGATACTATCACCAACCTCAGCTTCCTCATACCCACATTCCTTAGCACTCTTTACCTTTATAAAATTAGCACTTAGGTTAATTTTATACTCAGCACTACTTAAGGTGTGTGCAACCTGAAGTTGCTGCTGCGCTTCTCTGCGTGGTTGGTTAACCAATCTATCATTTTCTTTGATAGGAAATACTCCTCCCCAATCTCCTCTGGCTTCTGCAAGATGTCCGACAAGGTACACTCGCTCTCTATTTTGGGGTAGAAACCACGATGTATTAAGCAGTTGCCATTCAAGTCTATAGCCCCCAATGTCAACAAAGGCTTGGAGGATTGCCGCAAAGTCTGCCCCATTGTTTGAGCTGAATGCTCCTTTAACATTTTCCCAAATAAAAACTCTTGGTCTGCATTCTCC